AAACTAAATTGTGGATATAACACTGTTTGCAGAAGATTAGGAATGAAAGATTAGATTGGAGTGAGTAGAGATGCGAGAAATACTTTTTAAAGCAAAGAGGTTGGATAACGGCGAATGGGTGGAAGGGAATCTTGTGCAATCAGAAGATGTAGATGATGATTTCAAAGTGATAATAATCCCGTTAAAAGAGTCTTGGATGTATACGGAAGAATACTCAAATGATATAGGGTTTGAAGGATGGTATAAAGTCGACCCAACCACCCTCTGCCAGTACACAGGACTTACCGATAAGAACGGCAATAAGATTTGGGAGAATGATATTTTGCGTATAGGCGAAAATGAAAAATTAATGGTATCATGGCATCATTTTAAGGCAAGCTGGGTATTAAGCAAGAAAGGTTGGATGTACAATCATTTCTTTGGAGAATCCGTTGAGCCGGAAGATGTAGAAGTGGTTGGAAATATTTTTGATGGAGGTTTAAATGACGGTAAAGAAACAGAAGAAAATTAACTTTGTAAATGATTGTGAAGCAATTGTAGATTATAAAGAATTAGAAAATGCTATTTTATGGTACTCGGATTCACCAGTTACTTCAGTTAAACATATTTATATGCATGGGAAATATCCTGCTGTAAGTATCGGAAAAGATAAAATACATATTCATAGATTATTAATGATGTATTGGTTGGATTCTAAAATACCCACAGAATTTTCGGTACATCACATTGATGAAAACAGATTAAATGCTTCTAAAAATAATTTGTCTGTTGTATTAAATTCTGTTCATAACAGTAATCATAATAAAGGTAAAAAGATTACTCAAAAGATGATGGATAGACTCTTAGAAATGAATCATGCAAGAAAAGGAACGAGACAACCTTTCCACAGAAAAGATGTTTCAATCAGCGATGTTAAAGAGTTGCTAGATAAGGGATATAGCATTAACAAAATAGCAAAAGAACTCGATTGTGATTGGAGTACAGTTAAAGCACGAGAAAAGGATATTTTTGATAATGCAGATTTGTTGGAGGTGGAGTGATGAAAGTAAATCAAGAAGAAAAGGTAGACAGATATGGAATTTACCCTCATATTCGCGTATCTGGAAAAGATGCAAACCCTCAGAATATCCATGAGTGGCTGTATAGTCATTATGGGACAGGATATAAATTTGTGATGATTTTTGATTGTACGGCAGATGAATGGGAGAAGCCTGAAAAAGAATATCCAGTTTACCACATGGATGCAATTGACGAGGAAATTATGGAATACATAGGGACGGAACGTGTCAAACAGTGGCTTAAACGAAAAGGAGTGATTCAATGAACGTACTAGAGAAGATTTTGGAAGAGATAAAAGAGAAGAATAGATTTGTCAAGAGTGACCTCGATTTAGGATACAACAGTGCAGTGTATGATTGCTCTAAGATTATAAGAAACTATTTGACGAATTGTAGAGATACGAATGTTACTAGCAATGTCGGTTGGATTCCGGTAGAAGACGGATTGCCGGAAGAACATGATTCTATATTTGCAAAATTTAAAGGAACAGACATGTGGTCAAATGCAATGTTTGAAAAGTCGTCGGACAAAGTAAATGTAACTTTTGAATTTGAAGACGGAACACGAAAATCCGGAACATCTTATACGATTGATGGAAAATGGAAGTGCGAAAAGGGGAATTGTGCTGTGAAACGAAAGGTTATAGCATGGCGTCCACTTCCGGAACCATACAAGCCTAAGAAAGACCTTCCGGCAGCAGGAAATGAACATATTATGAACAAATTTATGAAAGTTGAGTAGGAAATTTTAGAAAGGAGACCGAATCCCCGGCCGGGAAAGACATGTCGGATTCCTTTAGAAAAAAATGGATAAAGAGCAAAAATCGATAGAACGAATCAAGATGGCATCTGAAATGAGTTTGCATCATTACGGAAAGCCTCTTATCTGTACATATTCCGGTGGGAAAGATTCGGATGTAATACTTGAGTTATTTAAGAGATCCGGAATCCCGTTTGAGGTACATAACAGCCATACTACGGCAGATGCGCCACAGACAGTATACCATATCAGAGAAGTATTAAAAAAATTGGAATTACAAGGAATTAAATGCGAAATCGAAATGCCGACATACAAAGGAAAACCAACAAGTATGTGGAAATTGATACCACAAAAACTTATGCCACCTACAAGAATGGTGAGATATTGCCGCTCTGTCTTGAAAGAGACAGGATGCCAAAATAGATACATCGCAACAGGAGTAAGGTGGGATGAATCGAATAAAAGAGCGGAAAGAGGAGAATTTGAAAAGCTTGGGAAAAGCTACAATGAGAATGAGACTTTTTCTACTATTATGCTTATGAACGATAACGGATCAAAGAGACGAATGGGTGAGCTTTGTATGCAACAGAATAAAATGGTTGTAAATCCAATTATCGACTGGACGCATTCAGATATTTGGCAGTACATAGAATCAGAACATATAGAAGTATGCGATTTGTACAAACGTGGATATGATCGAGTTGGATGTATTGGTTGCCCAATGGCAAGCAAGAAACGTTACAAGGAATTTGCGGATTTTCCGGAATACAAGAAACTGTATATCCACGCATTTGACAGGATGTTGGAAGAGCGTAAAAGACGCGGAAAAGAATGCAAATGGAAGTCTGGAGAAGAAGTGTTCCTTTGGTGGATGGAAGATGAAAACATACCAGGTCAGATGAGCATAGAGGACTTTTTATAGAGGACAGCGGAGCACGGTCTTAAGTGCCGTTGCCCCGACCTCACAGTATTATAGGCTCCTCTACTATATATACACGCGATCTTGAAAAATCTAACGCTATTTAAAAAAATATAAAAATTAAAGAAGGTGATAATTTGAGCTATGGAAGAACACGGAAACAAGCAAAGCTGGACGAAGAAAAGACCTTTGATGATATTATAAAGCGAGGACCGAGTGAAAACGCAAAGTGGCACATGCAGCGGAAAGCATACACAACATGCAGTCATCGCAAGGAGAGGAAACAGTTGGCAGAGTATAGTAGTGTGGCGGATTTTTATGAGGAAAGACTTAAGGGAGGTGGTGCCGGTGGACAAGTTAAAACTGAAAAAGTACAGACCGAACAAAGCAAGACTTAAGCGTATAGAAGAGAGGATATCAGAACTCTGTGAGACTGAGCCGGCAGGAGAAGTGATGGGAAAGGTTCGTGGGTCAAGTAAAGATTTTCCCTATACGGAAGTTAGGACATCTGTGATGATACCTGATCCGGATGAGCAGGAGCGAATAAACAAGCAAATCAGGAAAAAAGAAGCGGAACGCCTGCAGGTAGTAGCAGAGATTCAAGAGGTGGAAGAGTTTCTTGACGGGATAGAGGATGTAGAGATTAAGGAGATTTTTGAATTGCTGTATGTAGAAGGGAAAAAGCAGAGAGAGGTTGCGGAGGTTATCGGATTGGAACGGAGTGTAATATCGAAAAAAATTACGAATTATCTCAATTTGCACACAAAGCACAAAAATAGTGTGCTATAATTATTCTAGAAAAGTTATAATTAACTTTAGACTTTTCTTCCCAAAACACACATACATTGAGAGAGACGCCTTGCAGAGATTGTGAGGTGTCTTTTTTGTGAATTTTGTCAATAGACAAAAAAGAACAGACGTTCTATAATGGATTTACTTCATACGTGAAATAAATGTCACACCATGTTGAATGATGATGAAAAATCTTGTATTATGTTTATAGGGTTTTGTTTATGTAAGTGTGTGGAGGAAAGAATATGAAACAAGAGAACATGAAAAGTAGTATGGTTGCAAACTTTAATTTGGTTTTTTATGGCGAGAATGGAAGTGAAGAACCATTGCTAAATTACTTTGATGCGATTTTTATGCCGGCACTCACTGCAAAGTATATTAAAAAAGCAGGAGATTCTGAGTTCTTTTTTACGGAAATTAATTTAGAAGAAGCAAGAGATGGAGAATATGTTTTAACAGGTTTAATAGTTAAAAGAACCGTCTTAGAAGTAAAATCTGATGTGGATGAGAATTGGGATATAATTGAAAAAGATGAAAAATACCCGTCTGCACCATTCTCGATATTTGTGATTTATTTAAAGAATCATAGAATGCTATTTGTTAAAAATCAAAAGGGAAGTCCGACAATTCAAAATTTTAAGGCAACAGCGAAAGATTTTTTGAATAGATTTGTTAAAGAGGAAAATCAGAGCTTAAAGGGAAAAAATAAAAAAGAACTTCCGATACCTATATTAAATGTAGTGGGTATTCCAATGAGGAAAAAATTGGTAGAATCATTAAAAGAAGTGGAAAAAATTAATGAACTGTGCTTAAGATTTTATCCATTAAATGGAGATATTGATTTTGGTGGGATATTAGGAGATATATCAAATGATGTCAGAAGAGCAGTGGGCTGTAAGAAAACAGATTTGATTTTAAAATCACCTGGAAATATAGAAGAAGTGATTGATTTAGTTGAAAAATCTAACGGGATTGTAGAGCCGATATTCAAGGTGACCTATAGAACTGAAGACGGAAAGAAGAAAAAGACAAGAATAAAAAATGAAAGAATTTCAGAGAGTATGAATTTGGATATTCGACAAGGGAATTTAAGAAACGAAATATCACAGATTATTGAAGAAGGTAAAAAATTGGAAAGCATTACATATGTGAGTGAAAATAACAATGAAATATATTCTAGAAACAGCAGTAAAATAATAGGTTTTATTAAAAAATAGTATTGGATGTGGAGGGTGAGAGAATGAAAAAAATCGACATTGATTTATTACAAAAAATGCTTGAACCTCAATCATCTGATCAAATAATGCTGGAATCTTTCGAGAGCTTAAAACCCACAAAAAAGGAGATTAAAAAATTCCTGTTTATTTGCTTAGTAGCATTGATTCCGGCATTGCTAATTGGCTATTCTGAAGATACGATTGATCTTTTTGAAAATTCAGTAGAAAAAATTAATGCTATATTATTGGCGATATTTGGAATTGTATTTACAGGATATGTGTTTTTTCAAGCTTTGGTCAATGATGACTTATTGATTCGTATGTTGAATAGCAAAACTGAAAAAAATGGTAAAGACAAAAGCAAATTGCAAGAGACTAATGAGGAGTTTGTAAATTTGATGATGCTGTGCCTGTTTTTTATACTTTTGAATTTGTTTTTGTCATTGTGCTTAGGAGCTGTTCCAAATGATTTTGTATGTTTTGAAAGAAGAATATATAACAATGCTTTAGCAATACTATTGTTAAATTTATATTTCTTTTTCGCTTTTTATATAATGTGGGAGATAAAAAGTTTTATTTTTAACATTTTTCAGCTTTTCAAAATGCACGCGGGTACAAGAGTAATGGAAATTATAGAAAAAGAGAAAGATGAAGAACCAAACAATTAAATATGCACCCTTCGGGGTGCTTTTTCAATACATAAAACATCTCATTCCTCACATACTATATCCGAGGTGAGGAAATGGATAAGAAGGATCAAGAGAAGTTAAACAGAAAGAAAAGCAATGAAGAATTCAACAGCATTACTGAGAAGGTAAAGCCGGAGAATCAGAACCAGCATCACAATGTCAGGAAAGAGGCAGTTGATGTGAAGATGAGACAAATGTAAGGCGTCCATTAGGGCGTCTTTTCTAATACCCAAATATGGATACATAGCTCAGTGGTAGAGCACTTCACTCGTAGGGAATATGTCACAGGTTCGATTCCTGTTGTATCCAGAGATAGAAAATTGATAGATTGGAAGGTGGTGAGCCATATGACAGAAAAACAGAAAATATTTGCAGATGAATACTTGATTGATTTGAATGCTACACGGGCTTACCGCGCGGCATATCCATCCGTGAAGAAAGATGAAACAGCGAGGGCAAATGGAAGCAGAATGCTAACAAATGCTAACGTTGCAGGGTATATTTCAGATCGAATGAACGAACGCCAAAAGCGAACGGAAATCACACAGGATATGGTGCTTCAAGAGTTGGCTTCGATTGCTTTTGCAAGGGCAACAGATTATGTAGAAATTAAAGTTGATGGTACAAATAGCGTGGTTATGGTGAAGCCAACTACAGAACTGTCAGAAGAGCAGATAGGAGCAATCGCAGGAATCAAAGAGGGAGCTAATGGAATTGAAATCAAATTGAATGATAAAGAAAAGGCGTTGGAAATGTTAGGACGTCATTTAGGTATGTGGAATGATAAATTGGACATGAAGGTGACACCTGCATCAGACACTGTGAGAGAAATGGAAGAATATTTTGGGAATTACAAAGCAACAGGCGATAACACTACTGACGGAAACGCCTTATAAGATAGGACATTGGTTAGGGTTTAAGGATTTGACCAGGCTACACAATGAGTGGCTTCGGTCATTTTTGTATGAAAAGAAAGACCAGACGCTGCTTGCTCACAGGGGCAGTTATAAGACGACGGATTTATCGTTGTTTCTTGCATTACATACGGTGGAACGACCAAATGAAAATGTTATGTTTTTCAGAAAAACTGATACGGATGTCGTAGAAGTGATGGTTCAGGCGCAAAAAATATTGTCATCAGATGTTATGCAGTCGATCACATATGCTTTGTATGGCTGTTATATTCATTTTTTGAAATCGAACAATGCAGAAATCCATACAAACCTCTGCACATTCACAAAAGGAGTCAGTCAGATACTTGGACTTGGTATTGGAACATCCATTACAGGTAAACATGCGGATATAGTCGTTACAGATGATATTGTTAATCTAAAAGACAGAATCAGCAGAGCAGAACGCGAGAGAACAAAGGTGCAGTACATGGAACTACAAAACATCTGTAATAGACATGGACGTTTTATTAATACCGGAACACCGTGGCACAAAGAAGATGCGATTTCCATCATGCCGAATGTAAAACGGTATGATTGTTATTCGACAGGATTGATAGACAGAGGAAAGTTGGAAGAAATCAGATGTTCAATGTCAGACAGTTTGTTTGCTGCAAATTATGAGTTAAAACATATAGCTGATAAAAACGCTATGTTTACGTCTCCTCAATTTATGGAGGATGAAAGTTTGTTATATAACGGAATTGCGCATATAGATGCTGCGTATGGCGGAGAGGACGCAACAGCATTTACGGCAATGCACAAGTTACAGGACGGACGTATAGCAGCATTTGGAAAACGGTGGGAAAGGCACGTAGAGGACTGTTTGACGGAGATTGATGCTTATCACGAAAGGTTCAGGCTTGGAACAATAGAATGCGAGGATAATGCAGATAAAGGCTATTTGAAGAAGGAGTTGAAAACAATGTTCCTTCCGGTGCATGGGTATCATGAGAGCATGAACAAATTTGTGAAAATATCAACGTATCTGCGTAAACACTGGAAGAACATAGTGTGGTTTGAAGAAACAGACCCGGAGTATATTAACGAGATACTGGACTATTCAGAGTTTGCGGAACATGATGATAGTCCTGACTCGGCAGCAAGTCTGATAAGAAAATTAGAGAAAAAGGGTTCAGGATTGAACAGAAAGATAACAGGAGGGATTTGATGTTTATATTACCAGCAGGTACAGAGATTACATTGGAATTACTGGCTGAATTTGTAGACAGGCATAAGAAAATGGTCAGCAAAAGATACAAGCCATTACAGGACGCTTATACAAGTGATTATGAAATTTTGCATAGAAAAAAGAAACCGGATTATAAACCAGATAATCGTATTGTAGCAAATTTTGCAAAATATATAGTTGATACAATGAACGGGTTCTTTTTGGGAAATCCGATTAGAATTACGTCAGAAGATAAATCTTTGTTAGAGTATGTGGAATTTCTTAATCAATACAATGACCAAGATGACAACAACGCAGAGTTGTCCAAGATATGTGATATTTATGGAAAAGGGTACGAGATGTATTATGCAGATGAAGAGGCAGAACTGTGTACCACTTATCTTGATCCGACAGAAGCATTTATGATATTTGATGAATCTATTATTGAAAGACCACAGTTTTTTGTAAGGTACTATACAGATTACAATAAAACAGAGAGAGGAAGTATATCTAACGGGACAGAGGTTAGGTATTTTCAAGTTTCAGGAGGGTATATTTGGACAAGTGAGTGGGAATCGCATTATTTTGAGGGAGTGCCTGCGACAGAGTTTGTGGAGAATGCAGAACGGCAGAGTATATTTGAACCAGTATTGACGATGATTAATGCCTATAATAATGCAATCAGTGAAAAAGCGAATGATGTAGATTATTTTGCAGATGCATATATGAAGGTGCTTGGTGCTGAATTAAAAGATGGCGACCTTGAATTTATCCGCGATAAACGTGTTGTAAACTTTTCGGGAGATGAAGTGGATAAGATTATCGTAGAATTTATGGACAAGCCGAGCGGTGACGGTACACAGGAAAATCTTCTTAACAGATTAGAGAGATTGATTTTTCAATTATCAATGGTGGCAAATATTTCTGATGAAAATTTTGGTGCAAGTTCAGGAATTTCATTGAAGTATAAACTGCAGGCTATGAGTAACTTGGAAAAGACAAAGGAGAGAAAGTTCACGTCAGGCATGAATCGTCGGTACAAGGTATTGTTTAGCCACCCTAGGTCAAAAGTTCCAAAGGATTCATGGGTAAAATTAAAATATGTTTTCACACCGAATTTTCCGGCCAACTTGTTGGAAGAATCACAGATAGTGGGAAATCTTGCAGGCATTACAAGTAAAGAAACCCAACTGAAGGTACTTTCAACAGTAGAAGATGTGAAAGGGGAAATAGAAAAGATAGATGCCGAGCAGGATTTGCTAGGGTATAACACAGACTATCCGACAGGCAGAGATGATGAAGAGAGTGAGGATATAGTTTCTATTACAGAGGGGGTGACTGAAATACAAGGGAAAGCACTGAACGTAGCACAGACACAAAGTTTAATTGCTATTATGTCGCAATACAGTGCAGGAAGTTTGACAGAAGGACAGGCGATTAGACTTATTTCAACTGCAATAGGAATTAGCAGAGAAGAGGCACGTTCGATTTTGAATGGGGAAATGTAGATGAACTACTGGGAAAAGAGACAGAAACAACTGAATCAGGAATTGGAAAAGGACGAGAAGAAATTAAAGAAAAAACTCTCGTCCTTTTATAGTGCAGAATACAGAAAGTTAGAAAAAGAAATAGCAGCATATTATTCCATATATGGTGAGGACAAGGTTATCGAGTACAGAAAGTTGATGCAGAACTTGGACGATGCGGATAGGGAACGACTTATCAAAAGAATGCAGGACTTTGCTCAACTGTATCCTGAGTATGCGGATATGCTTCCTATACGGGAAAGTATATATAAACTAAACCGTCTTGAAGGATTACAGATGTCAATACTTATGCAGCAGTTGGAAATCGGTGCAGTCGATATTAAGACGGTCAGGGAGCATCTTGTAAGACAGGCTGTACGCAATGCTAATCAGGTAGCAGAAACAATGGGGTACGGCAAGAACTTTTACTCGGAAAATTCGGAAATCATACGAAAAATTGTAAATGCAAAGTGGTATGACGGAAAAGATTTCAGTGAACGAATATGGGGAAATATTCAGAAACTGGCACGATATTTGGGAAGGGATATTGCTGCGGGATTTGCCCGTGGTGACAGTTATAGCAAACTTGTTTCGAAGTTAAGACAGAGATTTGAGAAAGTGTCCAGAAATGACGCATATCGGCTGATTTACACAGAAGGTACATTTATATCAAATGAAGCAAGAGCAGTGGCATTTGAGCAGGACACAGAGGAATATGTGTTCCGTATTCAGCACTATAAAGCAAGGCGTTCCGGTTGGTCGGATATTTGTGATGATTTGCATGAGAAACGTTTCAAATGGGGTGAAAGAAAGCCGGGAATAAACTTTCCACCTATGCACCCGTGGTGCCATTGTACCGCAACACCAAGTGTTACGGATAGGGAGAAGTTTGTTGAAGATTATGAGAAACGTCATGGAAATGGTGAAGGAAAGAAAATATCTGATAGATTAAAGGTTGTAAAAAATGTTGACTATGGTATGATAAAGAAAATAATAATTCCAGAACAACTTAGACGGGCTACTGGTATTACTCCTAATATGATTGAAAATATGCAAAAGGGTATTAATATAATAGAAAATGAATATGAGTTGAATTTAAAATGGGTGTTGGTAGAAGATTTGGGAACTTCGCGTTTGGATATTCCTTATCTATGTAGATATGCGAATAATAATGGAAAACATGAATCAATATTTGTTTTAAATAGTGGATTTGATTTTACAGGGTTTGATGAAATAGTTGCCAGAGCCTATGCATATGGTTATTTTTCAGGAAAAAGTATAACAGACCATATTATTCACGAAATGGCACACGTAATGACAGGACAACATATTGAAGACGCAGAGGAATTTGAGACTTTTTTAAATACTGTTGAAAAGGAATATGTTCCAGGAGTTTCAGGATATTCTGATGATGCAAAGGATGGATTTGAAACGATAGCAGAGGCTTTTGTAAAAATAAGAAACGGTGAAGAAGTGCCGGATAAAGCAAGAAGGTTGGTTGAAATTTACATAGAAAGGTGGAAAAAGAAATGATTAGAATACCGTACTGTTTGGATTGCGATAATTGTAAAAAAAATATGGTATGTGATGCGTATCCGAAAGGAATACCTGAGGAAATATTGCATACTCCTAAAACCAAAGGAACCATATGTAACAATGGAGTGACATATAAAAAGCATATTGCTCAAAATAACATTAAAAATATTACAGATTAGAGTTGAAACAGTAGTTTGAATTAGAAAGATAGGAGCGGTTTTACCAAAAGGAAGCAGAGGAATATTATGGTAATAGTACCACTGGATTATACTGGGAGTGATGATAATGACATTAAGTGAAGCTAGAGAATATATGGAATGGGAAAAAAGACAAAAATTCTGATTGTGTGAGATAGTATTTAAGTAAGGAAGATGACGAGAAAAGTTATGAAAAAACTATTATTTTTTCATGCTCCGTGGTGTCCGCCCTGTAGATTTTATGAAAAGCAGTTTATTGAACCTTTAGAGGAAAAAGTCGGGATTGATAAAATACAGCGTGTAAACGTGCAGGACGAATCATTTGTGGCAGACAAATATCAGATAGACAAATTGCCAGCGGTAGTTTTATTGTCTGATGAGATGGTGTATATGAACCACACAGGAGCGATTGACGTTGAGGAAGTAGCAGATTGGTTGAAAAATATATAAGTGCAGATGCCACAGGTCGAAAAGATCTGTGGTATTTTTATACTTATTTTTAGGGAGGTGGTGCCGATTGATTGCAGTAAAAGTAACAAGTACAGAAATTACAGTAGACGGTCATGCGGGATATGCAGCAAGTGGAAGTGACATTGTGTGTGCAGGAGTGACTGCCCTTTTTCAGTCATTGGTTAAATCCATACTGAGTTTAACTAATGATAAAATTGAATATTGTCTAAGACCGGGAGCATCTAAAATTGTTTATAGGAGTTTATCAGAAAAATCGCGAGTTTTGATAGACTCTTTTTTTATCGGGATTTCCATGATTTCAGAGGAATTCCCCGAATATGTAAAAATTTTATGACCAGGCGTGAGTGTCACTAAACCTTACGGAAAGTCAGGCGTGGAGACTATAAACTACGGGGAATAGAGCGTAAGTTTTAAAATATGGAGGTATACAATGAAAGTAAAAGATTTTTGGAAACTGCAGTTATTTGCAGAGGATACAGAAGGGGGTAAGCCGGATAATGTGGAAGATTCCCACACAGGAGGTGGCGAGCCTGAGAAGAATGAGGTGAAATACACAGATGCAGATGTTGATAAAATAATCGACAAGAAATTTGCTGAGTGGGAGAAAAAACACCAGAAGAAAGTTGACGAGGCTGCGAAACTTGCCGAGATGAATGCACAGGAGAGAGCCGAGTATGAGAGAAACGAACTTCAGAAGAAGTTAGACGAATACGAGAGAAAAGATGCTATTGCAGGAATGACAAATACTGCAAGAAAAATGCTGGCAGACAATCACATTGTGGTCTCAGATGAACTTTTGGCGGTTTTAGTCACGCCTGACGCAGATAAAACAAAACAGGCAGTAGACGGTTTTGTAACTGCATTCAATGATGCAGTAGAAGAGGCGGTTAAGGAACGTCTTAAAGGCAAAACGCCTAGCAGAAGCAGTGGTAAGGCAACAATGACAAAAGAAGAAATTTCGGCAATCAAAGACCCGGAATTAAGACAGCAAAAAATGTTAGAAAATAGAGAGTTATATGATTTTTAGGAGGTAATTTATGAACAAGAACAGAAAATTTGGATTACAGTTATTTGCAGTTGATGAGAAGATGATTATTTCAGCAGACCTTGCAAAAGTGAGAGACGTAGATTTTACGGAGCGATTTACGACAGGCATTCAGACCTTGATGAAAATGCTCGGTATCACAAGAAAGGTTGAGAAAAAGGCAGGAGAAGTACTGAAGGTATATAAAGTTACAGGAACTTTGGCGAATGGTACAGTCGCTGAAGGTGAAGTAATTCCGCTTTCAGAGTATAAGACAACATACGCACCGGTTGGAGAGGCTAACTTGAAGAAATGGAGAAAGCAGACAACTGCGGAGGCTATTTCCAGCAAAGGATATGGACAGGCGGTAAACGATACAAATGATAAGATGCTTAAGGATATTCAGAAAGGTATTCGTAAAGACTTCGCAGCGTTTCTTGCTACTGGTTCGGGAAAAGCCACAGGTGTAGGTTTACAGGCAGCACTAGCACAGGTATGGGGACAACTTCAGGTGATTTGGGAGGATACTTCGGTTGAGGCAGTGTATCTGATGAATCCGTTAGACGTGGCAGATTATTTAGGAGGAGCACAGATTGTTACGCAGACTGCTTTTGGAATGTCTTATATTGAGAACTTCCTCGGTATCGGTACAGTTATCCTTGCATCAGATGTTCCAAAAGGAAAGATTTATGCAACGGCGTCAGAGAATATCGTGTTGTACTTTGTAAATGTGACAGGTTCAGATTTGGCACAGGCATTTAACCTTACGTCAGATACAACAGGTTTAATCGGTATTCATACAGGACCGGTTTATGAAAATCTTACATCAGAAACTGTGGCGGCATCAGGTGTAGGTTTGTTTGCTGAAAATCTTGGAGGAGTAGTAATCGGAACAATTACGGCAGCAGAGGCGTCCGGCACAAAAGGAAAATAGGCGTATGGAAGATAATAAATTACTGCAGAGAGTAAGGTTGCGGATTCCAGATAGTGAAATCAGTGATGATGCACTGAAAGAATATATCAGCACTATACAGGATAGATTGCTTTTGCGTTTGGGAGAGGAAAAACTCCCGGACGCATTTCAATCCATTTGCGTAGATGCAACTGTTAAAATGTTCAGAAGGACTTATTACGAAGGCATTTCTTCGGAAAATGTGGTTAATATGTCCACAACATTTGTAGAAGATATTTTATCCGAATATACGCAGGAAATCAGCGAATGGAAAGTAGCAAGGGCAAATTCCGGTGGGGGAAATAAAAGGACGGTGAAGTTTCTTTGAGATGGAAAAAGTGCGAATTGAAAAAGTGTATCAATCAAACAAAAGATGCTTTGGGAAATCTTTCGGGCGGTGTGTGGCACACTGAAAAGATAGTGGATTGCAAACATACGCCACGGACAGATGAACAGATAAAACTAGAAGGTCGTGAGGTGACGGAAAATATTCAGCAGTTTATGTTGCGGTTGCCATATGAACAATTTCCGAAGGAGTGTACGCACGTATCTATTGACGGAGAAATTTTTCAGGAAATTGACAAGGTAGTTGATTTATCTCCCCGTTGGACTTTGATAAAAGTAAAAGTCAGCAAGAGGTGATGTAATGTCATTAGTAAGCGTGAAGATGAATGGACTAGAAACATTAGAGCGTAAACTTTCCGAGATGAACAGAATCCGTTTTGATGCAGTAGTTGAAATGCAGATGGTTGATATGGTTGACAGGGCAACACAAAATCATAATGCCACACAGGGAGGGACACCGTATGACACTGGTGAACTGATAGAAAGCGTAGGAAAAATCGGGACAGGAAAAGATTCTGAAATGGGATATTCAAAGGATTATGCTCCTCATGTAGAGTATGGACATAGAACGGTTAAAGGCGGTTATGTAGAAGGGCAGAGATTTTTGAGAAGAAATGTAGAAATTCAACAGCCGATTTATAAACAGGACTTACTTAATGCAATCACAAAGGAGTAAAAATATGGCATATAAACAACTTGGATTGGTGGAATTGATTACTTCAATTCAAAAAAGGGTGAAAAGTGGAACAGGACTTGAGTGTTATGACGCCGTAGAGCTGAATGCAGCAAGTCCGTTTTATTTTGCACAGGTAGTGGGAAAACGTCCTGCACATACAAAAACAATGTGGAGAGATGTATTTACTGTTTGGATTCATGCCATTGCAGAGAAGGGTGATTCCTCAGTTCAGATATATGAACTCATACAGAATTTAGAGGAGGCTTTGACCGAGGAGATTATACTTCCAGAGGAATATGAGCTTGTGATGCAGATAAATAATGGAATTCAAACAATAAAAAAAGATGAGACAAATGAAAAGCATGCTGTACTTGCCTATGAGTTTATGGTGTGCTATGGGTTTAAATGCAAAATTTAGGAGGCGGAATATGAAAAATAAGAAATTTAACAGATTACAATTATTTGCTTATGATGACAATGCGTATTGTGATTTTACAAGTTCATCTGCAAAGGCAGTAGCTGGAAAAGATATACTGCTTGCAATTTACAATGCGGATGGAACGAAACTGCTTGCGATCAGCGGGCAGCAGGGGCTTACTATTAACAGAAGTGCTGATAGTATCGAGATCACATCAAAAGATACATTAGGAGGCTGGAAATCTAAAATTGCTGGGATGAAAGAGTGGAGCATTGACAATGATGGTCTTTATGTACCAGGAGATGAATCACATGGATTACTATCACAAGCGTTTGAGAATAGTGATCCGATTTGTTTAAAAGTTATCAATGGAAAAACGAAAAAAGGGATGTTTGGAGGACTTGCGGTAATCACGGACTATCCGTTAGAAGCACCGTATGATGATGCTATGACATACAGCTTGTCACTTGAAGGAATGGGACCGCTTGTAGATCTTGCAAAAAATCCGGTAAAACCAGATACTATGCCGGAAGGTGGTTCGGCACTTGCTCCATTAACGGTGGTATCTGTTGCAGGAGCGGATGCATCTGGAAAAACAAATGTATATGTCAATCCAGTAAAAACAGGGGAAAATAAGTATTTTTACAAGACAGGAAAAGCTCCTTTGCTATATCCGGGGTATGGTGAAATCATTACGGAAACTGCATGGAATGGTCTTGAATCTCTCGCTGCCACTACAGGAGATCAGATTATGATTATAGAATGTGATAAAAGCGGGAAAGCATTGAAAGCAGGAGTAGCAACAGTAACAGCGAAGGCGTAGGAGGTAACAGATGATAGAAGTGAATGGAAAGAAATATGTATTAAAATATAATTTAAAAAGAATTGAAATGATTGAGGCATCTACAAACATGCCGACAATGGCAGAACTACAGAGAACAAGAGGATATCTTGGAATAGCGTCTCTTAAGACATATTTTGCATATGGTCTGAAAGAAGAGGGAGCAGACATCTTTGTAAAACCGAAAGAAGGAATTGAAATTTGCGAGGAATTAATCGAATCGAGCGGATACGAGAAAGTCTGTGGCGAAGTGCTTGAAAGCTTACAGAGAGACTGCCCTTTTTTCTTCCAAAGCGCCTGATTGAGTATGAGTATTTCTCGGCAGAACAGGACGAAGAATATGATCGCATGGCGGAGCCCTATCAGAAAGAGATAGACTTCGCTTTTTTTGCGGTCAATTTTGGCTATTCCAAATCAGATTACGAGGAACTCACCCCACGTGAAAGGCTTTTCATTTATAAGGCATGGGAGAACAAAACAGTGTCGGATTCTTATCACGTGTATAATGCGGTGTTTACCGCTACTTATAACGTGAATCGGAAGAAAAACAAACGTGCGTTGAAACTATGGAAAAAAGTAAAAATGAAGCGTGCAGATATAGAAGTTATTAGCGAAAATATGAAAGTTATCAAAGAGGTAGAACAGAAGGAAGGTTTGTCATGGGTGGATGAAATCTACCGTGCAAATGGTTTTCCGTTATAACGAGGAGGTGTGAAATGGCAGACTATACATTGAGTGCCAAAATTACAGGTGATAGTAGCGGATTTGAAAAAGCATTTTCGACTGCTCAGAAAGCAGCGGATAGGTTTGAAACAAGAATGAAGAGCATTTCGTCTAAACTAGATAGTATAGGGAGTTCACTGTCTGGGTTTGGTGCCAAGTTATCTCTAGGAATATCAACCCCAATTGCGCTGGCTGCGAAAAGTATGGTGAACGCTGCCTCTGATTTTGATGAAAATCTCAATAAAGTGGATGTTGCATTTGGGGAATCTTCAGAAGCAGTTACGTCGTGGGCGGAAAATGCAACAAAGCAGTTTGGACTTTCAAAAAATCAGGCGTTGGAGGCAACTGCTTTATTTGGAGATATGGCAACCTCGATGGGATTGGCGCAACCGGAAGCCGCAAACATGTCAACAGCTCTTGCGGGGTTAGCTGGTGATTTGGCGTCTTTTAAGAATATAGGTGTAGATCAGGCTATGACCGCCCTTGCCGGGGTGTTTACCGGAGAAACGGAAAGCCTGAAACAACTTGGCATTGTGATGACGGAGACAAATCTTGAAGAATTTGCTTCTAGAACAGGAAAAGTATATAAAGAAATGTCTCAGGCAGAAAAAGTACAGCTCCGCTACAATTATGTTATGGAAATGGCGGCAAATGCACAGGGGGACTATGCGAGGACTTCGGATGGTACGGCAAATAGTTTGAGAACTTTCCAAGGGGCAGTAGATAACCTGAATATTGCACTTGGACAACATTTACTTCCAACGTTGACACCGCTTGTGCAGAAAGCAACGGAAATGGTAGATGCATTTGCAAATGCAAGTCCACAGGTGCAGCAGATTGCATTAAAGATAGCAGCGGTTGCAGCGGTAGCAGGACCGGCTTTAGTAATCATTGGTACGCTTATAAGTAGTATCGGGAAAATAGCCGGTGTTATAGGTATGATTGGAGCACCGGTAACAATTGCCATAACGGCAATTGCAGCATTGGCAGCAGGGATTGTATATTTGATAAATACAAATGAAACATTTCGAAATATGGTGGCTGCGATATGGGATTTTGTGAGAGATAAAATACAAAGTGCTATACAAGCAATTAGGCCTGTGGCAGAAACTTTATTTCAGGGATTTATTGAAGGTGCAAAATCTTTCCTTCCAGCGTTTCAAAGTATGTTTTCAACAATAAAAACAATAGTAGGGGTGCTATCAGATGCACTATCTGGATTTTTTTCAGGACTTTCGGAGGGATTTTTAGGAAGCTTATCAGGGATACGGGGATTCGGAAATGTATTTTCTACGGTGATTGGTTTGATTGCACCGCATATTAAAATGTTACTTTTGTTATTTCAAAATTTTGGATCTCAGATTGTTAGTCTGGTATCAACGATAGGAAGTAGTTTGGTTCCGGTATTTACGACGCTTGGTACAACGATAGGGGGAATCGTTTCTTCGTTGCTTCCGGCTTTTCAGTCTTTGATGGCGAATTTGGCTCCAGTAATTGGGGATATCGTAACGGTTGGTTCGCAGTTAATTGGAAGTGTGATTGATGTACTGACTATGGCATTGCCGATTGTCGTGAATTTGCTAAATCAAGTTGCTCCATTTTTGGTACAGATAGCATCTTTAATCGGAAATGTAGTTGCGTCTGTTGGACCGATGATTTCTCAATTGTCCGGTGCGTTAGTACCGCTTTTAACAAGTGTGATTAATATTATACAGACCGTGCTTAAAGTAATTATGAATATTGTAACGGCTGCAATGCCGGCAGTGATTGCGATTATGAATGTAGTAATGTCTGTTATTCAAGCAATTGTTCCGGTGCTGACAAATATTATATCTGTGGTGGTATCCATTGTTTCTGTTGTAATCAGTGTGATAGCCTCTATTATTTCGGCTATTTCACCGATTGTATCATTTATTGGCGGTATTATTTCAACGATTATATCGGTAATTTCACCGATTGTGACTTTTGTAGCTAGTATTATTGCTTCCATTATTTCTATTATTGGAAAAATAATAGGAGCGGTGAGCGGTGTGTTAGATGTTATTATCAGTACGTTTTCCACTGCATTTTCATTTGTACAGAACATTTTCGCAAATATATCAAAAGTAATATCAAATGCAATTAATGTGGCGTCGAGTGTGATAGCGACGATAGCGGGAACGGTGGGGAATGTATTTAATTCTGTTTACTCAATTGTATCTTCTATTATGGATAAAGTAGGCGGGTACATTACAGGAGTGTTCAATGGAATAAAAAGTGCTTGGAATGGGCTTACATCGTTTGTATCCGGTGTTTTTAGCGGTGTTGCTTCGGCTGTTGATGCATTGGTGTCACAAGTAAAAGGATTTGTAAATGGAGTGATTGGCGGGATTAATGCAGCAATCGGTTTGATTAATAAAATACCGGGAGTGAATATTGGTACGATTCCATATTTGCTGCATGGTACAGAGGACTGGCAAGGTGGATTTGCGCGAATGAATGAAGGCGGAAGGGGAGAGCTTACATATCTACCGAATGGAACCCAGGTTATTCCACATGATATTTCTATGAAATATGCGAAAGAATCTGCAAGAGCAAATGCGAATACCACTACAACACCAATCGATTATGACCGGCTGATCCAAGGAATCTGCGAGGCTATGGGAAATGTTACAGTGCAGCATACAAGCACTTTAAATGGAAAGACCGTGGCAAGTGAATTATTGCCACTTATGGATACCGGATTAGGCAGAAAAGGAGTTTCAAGAAGGAGGAACAGTATATAATGGCAGGAGTTCTTATTGGAGAGCGTCACACAGAAAAAGATTGGGGATTGCTATGGACAGATCTTTCCATTGGGGAACCAGAGGCGCAAACAAAGGTGATAGACATAGACGGACGGGATGGTGCTCTTGACCTGACGGATTTCCTGTATGGAGATATCCGGTATAAGAATAGACCCATATCCATTACATTCGTAATGAAATCCGATATATATAAATGGCATTCATTGAAGTCGGAAATTGCGAATTACATACAGGGGCAGAAGAGAAAAATTATATTGGACACGGATAAAGGATTTTATTATCTTGGTAGAGGTGCTTGTGAGATTGTAAAAGAAAATGCTCTGATTAACGGAGTGACGATCTCGTTTGATGCAGAACCATACAAATATGAGCGTTACGGAAGCTTGGAACCGTGGGTGTGGGACACCTTCTGTTTTGAGGATGGAATTATACGCGATTATAGAGATTTGGAAGTAAATGGAACAATGGTACTTATGATACCGGGGCGGCGGAAAAAGGTTGTCCCGGTTTTTGAGTGCTCTGAAAGCATGGTTTTGGAATACCACAGCATTTCTTACACGCTCCCAAAGGGGAAAAGTAAAGTTATGGATTTACAGTTGGGGGCAGGGGAACATATCCTGACATTTCAAGGAAAAGGAACAGTCAGTGTGGACTATAGGGGGGCGAGTTTATAATGTACAGAATTTATTGTGATGGGGAATTGTTGTACGACCCAAGAGACGAAGAATTGGCTATACTGTCAGGAAAAGTAAGGGTTGGGTTAAATAAGACCGGGGAATTTGTGTTTTCCCTTCCGCCCCCGCATCCGATGGTGGGAAAGATAGGGAAGATGATTTCCAAGATAGAAGTATTCGAGGGCGAAGAATCCTTATTTGAGGGAAGGGTTACGGATTCTGAGACGGACATGTACGGATGTGTGGCGAATACGTGCGAAGGAACGCTTGCCTATATGCTAGATAGTATCCAGCGTCCGAAGGAATACCATGACCTGACCCCAGAAAGTTATCTACAGGATAAAATTACCCAGCACAACAGCCAAGTGGAGGAGGAGAAACAGTTTACTCTTGGAATCGTAGAGAAAAAAACGATGAATTACGATGCAAGGGAAGATAATCAGTATACGGATACTTTAAATACGATTCTCGACAAGCTGGTTGCCAGCAATGGTGGATATTTGCGTATCCGCAAGCAAAAAGGTATCCGGTATCTGGACTACTTAGAAAGCTATGACCGCACATCCCTACAGACAATCCGGTTTGGAGAAAACATACTGGATTTGACGGAGTATATAAGCGCGGCAGAGATTGCAACGGTACTTATTCCGCTTGGCAAATCTTTGGACGAAGAGCAGGGTGGAGGGAGACTTACCATTGCGTCGGTAAACAATGGAAAAGATTATATTGAGGACAAGGAAGCAATTACTCTCTATGGAAGAATCACGCGGACAGAAGTGTTTGAGGATGTGACAGTACCGGCGAATCTGAAAACAAAAGGAGAGGAATTTTTAAAGAATGCAAGGAACCTGACCGCAACCATAGAGCTGACTGCAATAGATCTGCACCTTGCAGATGTGGATATTGACCGGATAAAGCTTGGAGACATAGTTCATACCGTATCGAAACCGCACGGACTTGATAAATATATGCTTGTATCGAAAAGGGAGTATGACATTTTAGATCCGTCAAAGGACAAGATCAATCTTGGAGACAGTGTAACTGCATTAACAGAAAAACAGGCAGCATTACAGAGGCAGGTAGAGGGGCAAGCGAGTAAAAATGAATCTGTTGAAGTGATTAAAGGTGGCATAAAAGAACTCTCGCAAAAGGTGGAAAGTACAGACAACTATCTGAAAAAGGTGGATGAAAAAGTCCAGACAATCGAATTAGGGACTGGGGAGACAAAAACAGATATAGATGAGATAAAAGGCAAACTTACGCAATTTGAAGAGGATACGGGAGTTTTGAGAGACAGTATAGCTGATATTGAAAATAGGTTGGCAAAAGTTTTGGAACGGCTGGATAAGTTAGAAAAACCGGAAGGAGGCACAGAAATGAGATGACATTGGAAGAGAAGATAAGAGGACTGATACAGGAATTTCGCCAAGCATATTATGGGGAGGATGTCCGAAGGACTTATGCAGACATTGCCGAACTAGTCTGCATTGAGGCAATGAAAAAGCTGGATCATACAGTTGAGCAGGGAGAATATGCGAAAGCACAGGGAGACTATGCAAAAGAGCAGGGGAGCTATGCGAAGACCCAAGGAGACGATGCAAAGGCAAAGACTTCAGAAGCCGTAACAGCTGTGCAGGCTGCAATACAGGAAATTACCGAGGAATTTAAGAATATCAAGGATGTACTTGATTCCACAGAAAACGGAAAATTGTTATTGGAGATTCAGCAACTCTTAAAAGACCTGTATCATGTGGCAACAGATGTGGATATTGACAGAATCATCGACGGCACTTATGTGGATGAAGATGAGCAGGGCAGCATTTTTGAAACAGGTACGAAAGAAGACATCGATGCGATCATAGGAGGAACCTATACGGAAAATGAGGAAGAAATGGATGCTACGGAACAGGAAATACAGGATATCATTGACCAGTTATTCAAGGAGGTAAGGAAAAAATGAAATACATAACATTAGAAAACTTAACTTCGTTTGCAACGAAGTTTTCGGAAAAAATCACAGAGAAGTTTGTAAAGAAAGAAAGTGGGAAAGGACTGTCGTCGAATGACTACACCGCAGCAGAAAAACAAAAACTAGCAGGAATCGCGCCGGGTGCAAATGCTTATACGCATCCAACAACGTCCGGGAATAAGCATATTCCGACAGGTGGATCTGCAGGGCAGTTTTTAAAGTGGTCTGCTGATGGTACCGCAGTATGGGGAAATGATAACAATACAACATACTCCAATATGACTGGGGCAACACAATCTGTAGCAGGAAAGGCAGGACTAGTGCCAGCACCGGGAGTAGGGTCACAGGATAAGTTTTTGAGGGGTGATGGAACGTGGCAGTCACCGCCAACAGGGACAACTGTAGAAGAAGCAACAGAATCCGATATTGATAAAATAATCGCAGGAACATTTGCGTAGAGGGGAGGTGAGGAAGTTTGAAACAATGAAGTAGCGAGTAGAGAATACATTTGAGCATCACAAATAAGCCATCGTTGTGGTGGCTAAAAATTGAATATAGACGCAACACCTA